AAAGCTGATAATGCTGCTTTCCGCGAATGCTTTGGCAGTAGCAGCGATCTTTTCTCCAATACGGATTTTTCCCTCATCGGTCTGCTCGGCTGCATAATCCTCCATGGCCTGATTGACCATCTTTTCGAGCTGACCGCGGCCCCGGTTCGTAATAACCTGCGCCTTTTTCGCCTGGATTGTCCTCATGAACTCCGAGGATCGCCATTCATAGGCCCTATCCACGGCCTCCTGCAGCTTGTGATCATCCCCGATCGCTTCGTTATAGTTCGTGCGAATGCTTTTTATGAATTCATCAGCTTCTTTGTCGAAGTTCTCAAAATCCGTTCGCATCCTGAAGGATTCAGCGGCATCCTCCAGGTCACTTCTCATTTGAGATTCGAGCTCGGATGCTTTTACCCGGCGCTCCGCTTCGTCGATCACATCAAAAACCCGCATCCCGTACTGGCCTGTCTGTTCTATCTGTGCCCCTGCCCTTGCAAGTGCGGAATAAGGAGCAGCCGCAATCCCCGGTGACATTTTCGGGGATCTGATTACCTTATCTGCTTGTATCCGTGGAATACGTGGCATTTATTTCCTCGCCGCATAAAAGCCTAAGCCGGTCTGCCCGAGCCCCGTTAGAAACGTGCTAATCCCTCTCATCCTGCCTGCTTTCTTGGCCTGTCTGCCATAAAATCTCTCAAGCCGTGCTTCTTCCTTGCCGCCGCGCCTTATGGCCAGTGCTTCTTCTTCACCTTCCCGCGCTGTCTCTGCCATGATAAGCAAGGGACTTCCCTCTGAAATATCGACCCCTGCCTTGGCAAAGAGGGCCCGTTGCGTTCCGAGCAATTTTCTCGTCTTTTCCCTGGAGGCCTTTTCTTCCTGAGCAGATTTCCGCTCTACAATCCGGGCGCTGTATTCATGGGCAACCCCAGCCGCCCGGCCTTCCTGAACAGCAGAAAGCCCGCTGGTCAAGGCACCTACCCCAGCCATAACAGCGAATAAAGTAACTGGATCAGCCATGGCTAAATATCCTCGAGTACATAATCATATTTTCGTTGCTTGGTCCGTATGCCCTCATGAGCCCTTCTTCCTGAAAGCCCAAATGCTCCATGAATCGCTTTGCTGCATCGAAATCCGGGTAGATCACCGCTTGAATCCGTATGAGCTTGTGGGCTTTCACGATCTTTTCCAGGTGCTCCCGAAACAATTTGAAGCATGTTTTCTTGTACCTATAGAATGAACCTGAAAGTAAAGCCCATGCTTCGCCGCGCTTCCAATCCAAAAGAATAATGCCAGCAGAAAGAACAATTTCACTATCGATAAAAAGAGTATAAGCCGGGCCGCCGTCTTTCCAGCCCTGTGCAAATGTTCTCCATTCGGAATAAGGCTTAATGCCTCGTTCCCTGACATTGCGTTCAATAATCTTAACACCGTGTATCGGCTCATAAGGCACTACTTCAACTTTCATTGACCGTCACCCATGGTACGATCCCCAAAATCGTCATAGGCAATGGATCTTCCTGCAGTATGGAAATCGTGGCTTCATCGGCCCACTCTGCGTCAAAAATGACCTCAAGATCATCCGTGGTTAGGGATCCAGACGTTAAATCGGTGAAATCCTGCAAATTGGTTTGATCCGGCCCGTATTGAACACCACCGCCGGTCTGATAGAAACCGACTGTGATCCGACTAATCTTTTGTTTCTTACCCCTGGCGGTTCCCAACTGAGCGCCTGCATTCAATTTCATGGGCTCCACAATGCTCGTATAGGGCAATCCCACATGAATTTTGTTGCCATACCAATCAAGGCTCACTACACCGGATGAAACGGTTTCGGCATCGTGCTTTACTCCATCGATCAGGATAGCTACCGATTCCCCCTCGAGATGGGTCAAATTCGATAAGCTATTGGTGACTTTCGTAACCGTGCCCCCGCTCGTATAGGCTGTATATTCGGATGAATTCACACCGGAGAGGGCAAAAGTTCCGGCATTTGGATCCGAAGAAGCCACGGTATAAGCCGTATCGGTGCCGATATTGATCTCAGTCATACCTAAGACGCCTTGGATCCGTACCTTGTCACCGTTATTTAAGGTATGGCCGGATGCTGTCACTACAGCGGGATTTGCCTTAGTTATTCCCGTTATGGTCACGGCATCCCCACCATCCCAGGTTAGGCCTGAATGCACAAAGAAACCGTCCTCTATCTGCCCGAAAAACTCTATGGGCTTGAAATACTCGACATATCGTTTCGTATTTCCGCCTATAGTTCGGTTCACGATTAGCCAAATCTCATCCTCGACACCTTCCTCTGAGATAACGGCGATTGATTCAAAGGTTCCGTCTGTTACTACGCGAAACCAGGCATAGATATTTTCCTGCGTCTCATAAGTCATGCCCAAGAGCTGACCGTCTGCGCGAATTGCCCACAAGATAGGCAAAGGTTCTCTCTGGAAATCAATCTGAGTGATGCCGGATAAGGCTCTTGTGCTGCCCAAGGCGATATGCTTTGCAATCCGGGTCATATCAGGAGCGATGTATTTATCCACTTCAAAGGAATAAAGAAGCTGCCTCACGCTGGTTCCGGCGCGAGTTACCCATAAGATAGAATCGGTTACAATTTCCGGCTCCAGGTCTTTGCAGCTCATACTAAGCTGCTGTTTTGTATTGATATCGGTTGGAGTAAGGGGATCTCCGGGAGAAGTAGCGCCCATTTTCCAAATACCGCCGACAGTTCCCGCCATGAGATAATCCAAACCCAGGAGCCAATAGATCCGGTCTATCCGCTGGGAAAGGATTGTGTATTGGATAGCATCGTCGTCGTCTGTGCCTAAATCGAAATTATCAAAATCAGCGGAAACACTGCAATTCAGCGTTTGCGGATCTTCATCTGAACCGGCAAGGCATAGACGCTGTTCGAAAAACGTGCCGCATGAGGGATATTTGTTCTCTATCAATGAATTTGCCGGTGCCCCGTAAAGATTTTCCTGAGCATATCCACCCGATGTATAAGCAGCATATTCGCTTGAATCCTCTTCAAATAATCGAAAGTTTCCTCCAGCTCCGGTAGTAATGGTCGTGACCATGAAATACCGTTCATTTACTTCCGTCATTCCTGCAACATTGTCGATATAAACGGTATCGCCTACTGTCAATGAGGTCGGAACAGTGGTACAGGTGACGACAGCCGGATTTGCTTTGGTAATGCCGGTAATCTCCATTTGATCGCCGATTAGGGTAAACATATCCGAGAGGGTCCAAGACGTATGATCCGTCCGGGTTAATTCTTTCGGGGGATAATCGGGGTGAAAAATATAAAGATAATCAGCACTTTGAACGGTTTTGATCCCGAAAACATCTTCAGCGGCGTAGGGCGTAGTTACCTCATAGGCAGTTGCACCGCCCCCGGTTAAGGCTCCGGTATCGGCGAAAGGATATTCTTGCGTGGGAGGGGTGAAATTGCTCGTCCAGCGGGCTACGCCTTTTGAAACTCGGAATTCATCGATCCAGCCGTTTGTGTGCGTAGTAGTATCGGGATGAACACTTCGATACCAGGCTGCGCCAACCCAAAAATCACCCGCTATATTGGGCCATGTAGCAGAGACGGTTTCGGTATCAATTGCGGTTCCATTGATACAAAGAGCCCAGCCATTACCAGCACCGCCCCATCCCCTAATCACAGCAATGTGATACCAAATACCAGCGGATATACTGGCGGTTCCCGTCAGAGTTACCTCATCGGCACCGCCGCCGGATTGAATGGTGAAGGTAAGTGTATCTTCACTGTCATCGTAATATAAATTGACTAAATTATCGTCATCTGCCCGTTGTGTAAATAACCCCCCATCACCTGAATTTTGCCGATACCAGAAATCAATCGTTACGGCCCCGGTGCTCATGTTAAAATCGGCATGATCGGCAATACTGACATAGTCTCCCGTTCCGTCAAATAGGATTGAGCCTGTGCCGAATACAGATTGAGCAGTATCTATCTGAGCATCGCCTTCAGCAGATGGGGCATGTCCGGTATATCCACTATCTGTGATGGTGGTGCTTTCATCCGTGCCGTCACAATGCAGGAGCATTTTTGTATAGCTATCGACGGTACAAACTAACCCATCTTCTTTGAAGAACCTGAAATACTGATCTCCGGCCTCGATCACATAAGATTGAATCGTGGAGAATTGGAAGGGAATAAGTCGGGATTGCTTGCTCGAATCCTTTGTTTCCAGGGCAAAATAGGTGCCCGGCATCCTCGTTGCCCCGCCCTCGACGAGCGGGATCATGTTTTCTAAAGTTCGACAACCGGAATAGTATTTTTCGAGATCGCTTCTTACATCCAGTTTCGGGGAAAGCTCACCGGCATTGAATGAAGAGATCAAAGGAGTGGCTTGCGCCCCGAGGAAAACAAGGGCGAAAAGACAAAGAACTATGTAGCTAATTCGCTTTACCATCCTGCATCTACCCAATCGCTAGAACCTGTTTCATTTCTGACGTAATCAGAGGATTGATTCAGGCCCTCAGCTCGTTTTAAAGCACCGTCATATTCTTTCATCATGGCGACGAATTTTTTATCATCTTTTGGAATGATAGGTGCCAATTCAGCGGCCAGCCTGTAGGCCAGGGCGGAAATGAAATGAGCGCTGTACTTCGCAACATCCGTTAGCCTCTTAATATAGACCAATTCAAGGGGATAATTCCCATCGTCGTAATTGATGAGAAGCACCTTGCTATCATCCGATAAAGTCTCCACAACATAGGAATACACATTGCCCCGGAGCTTCAAGAGCTGGTATTCGTTGAAATTGGTATTGTATCCACCAATTCCTTTGATCGCGGCATCGAAATCCCTCTGTTTAGCAACCTTCAGGAAATTATCGGGCAGGAGATAGGCGAAGTAATACTGGCCTGTCAGCACAGATGCCATGTTCACCGCATCCAGGTCGATATCCGCTGTGCAAGGTGTAGCCGTGTATTCAGCATTCGCCGTCACAGTCCAGGCTGCTACCGATACACCGTTTACGGTCCCGAGAGCCTGTAAAGCTGTTTGAATATCACTGGCATCATTGTTACCTGGCGTAGCATTGGCCAGCTTGACAAGGATGTTTTGCGAATCATCGGGATCCACGACAACGGAAAGAGCATCAGCGCTGTTTGAATAGACTTCGATTGATATATCCAAGGTATCAGCAAGATACTTATCGGCGGCAAAATAGAGATGCTTCCCATTGCCGCAATTCAGATCTATCCGTGGAGCAACCTTGGAGAGCGTGGTTCTCGTCTTGGCGAAATTCCAGTTCCCCGCCTCGAGAACCTCATCACGCACGTATTCCCATGCAGCATAAGCAGCCGCAGCAGAAGGCTTTGTGCGTGCAATCCACTCCGCCGATGTGAGCAGTTTCTCTCCGAGCCGCTGAAGCCCGAAATTGACGACACCGAGTTCAGTGTAAGCCATTGCTTCCTCCGTTTTGTTAGGGAAACGTTAGCTTACAGCGGTTTCCTCTGTTTCTGCCTCGGTTTCCTCGGGATTTTGAGCCTTTTTAATGGACGCAACCAAATCCTTCTTGCTTACCCCGGGTGCGATATTGATTTCAGGGAAATGCTTGGCGATCTCCCTGAGTTCCTGCATTTTCAAATCATCGAGATCTTTTTTCTCTGTTTCCGGCTCTACCGCAACCACTTCAGGAACCTTCTTAAATCCCTGTTGTATCTTACCAGTTCTGTGCCTATCCGCTGAGGTCTTGTAATAAACCTCAGTTCCGGGCGGAAATCCCTTAAAATATTTGGCAACGGGATCTATCGGGTTGATCAATGCCTCATCGCCGGGAACATAGTGAATTTTGGTCTTTGAATCCCAGCATTCCCGAATACATTTGACTTTGAACTGTTCTATCTCTGGCATGATATACCTCTTGATTTGTATTGAGGGGGGCAATAAGCCCCCGCTCAATGGTTACAGGTTATCCGGCTTAATCAGCCGCGCCGTGAGGCCCAGGACCGAACCAGATATCGGATGCTCCGGCTGTTGCGTTTTCAGAAACAACCTCAAAAAGAGCCCTCGCATACTGCAAGAGTGGCGTCGATCCGCATGGAATGAAGAAATGAGCCCCAAGCGTTAGGCTTGCCACCGGAATAAACATACCGGTGTGCTTTGTCGTCGGAGCTGTAGCTGCTCCATGGGCAATCCATAGAATACAGCCACTATCTAAACCGGTGTAGGCTGTCTTTACGACCATGTGAAGGCCGAAATTGCCGCTTTTATTCACTGCTGGCGTAGTTACACCGAAATTTACTTCATCATCGGTATATTCATCACCAGCATTTCCCAACACCTGATCTTCGCAAAGCAGATGTAAATAATCATACATAGGCATGGTGTTTCTCCTTCTAAATTGCTATGAATCTGTTACGTTACCCTCTTTCCTTACCAAAGAACCGTTAGGACAGCTCTGTCTCGGTCTCCAGGAGCTTTTCGGCCAAGAGCACCGGGATTCCTCTGAATTTGGTAACATTCCTTCCGAACGCCTCATCAAAGGAGTATTCCACGTTGTTCTTATCCTTCACCCGGATATCCATCTGCGTACAGATCTTCCGTCCCGCAAGAATAACGGTTCCAGGAGCGGCCCCGCGATCAGGCAGGTTGTTGATAGCCGTGATCAGGTCGTCGTCGCTGAAGATATTGGCCTCTCCAGAAACTTCGATATTGCATATCCTCTGGACACACCGCTCATCTTCAACCACCAGGCCCATAAACCACTGAAAATGAGTCATGAGCACTTCCATGTACTTGACATTGGTATTTGCTACCTCTGTCAACATATCCGTGATCTGACCCTTATCCTCAATGTTCAGACCGCCAGCCGGAAGGTTTTTCGGGTAGATACCGTAAACCCCATCAGGCCCGAGCTGCAGGACGAGAATGCTTGTGGTGTCTCCACCGCCGCCGCCGCCATCGATCACATTATAGGGCCATGAGCTGTCGCCGTTAGGCGCAGAGGTTAATGAATTGAACCGGGTAATAAGCCCATTGAAGGCCCCCGGATCCGTGGCAAGATTGCCATAGAGCACAAGATTTTCCATTTTCTGAGTCATTGCCTCGATCTTCCTGCTGTCCTTCTGCTGTCTCCATGCGTTCGGATCGTTCTGGATCTTCCAGAGGTTATAATCAACCTTGGAGTAATCCTCGACCATCGCAATCGGATCCGTGAAAGGAGTCACATGCGAAGTCGTGGGCGAAATGTACTCATTGAATCGCCTGGTGCCCGGTGTAGGCAAGTACGATTCCCTAGTACCGATGTTGCTCATGATCTGATTGGATGCTACCATCGGCAACCGCTCCGTGAGAGGGCACTTGCGGTTCAAAACCTTGGCCGCAAAGAGATACTGGCCCTTGGCATCCATGGAGCTATATTCATTTACGACGTCCATAATGGTGTCGTAACCTAAAACAGCCGTTGTTCCCATCTTCTGTTACCTCCGAATCATGCGTTATTCGGCGGCGTCGGGCTCTTATCGTAGATAATGCCCTCCTTTACCTGGTCTCCCTTCAGTGGTGTTCCTTGAGGGCTGAAATCCTCGCCCATCGCCTTGCCGACGCTCAAAAGGAATTCCATCAAAACGTCGTCGTGGCCAACTCCGTGCTTTGCGGTCCATTCGTCGAATTCGGAATTGGCAAACTTCTTCCAGCCGCGTTTGATAAATTCCACGTTCTTGTCAAAGTCGGTTCCCCACTTGGTTTTCAGAGCAGTTTCGGCATCGGTTCTTGCCTTTTCGTTGGCCTCTTCCTCCGCCTGGATCAGCCCGGCAAGAAAGGTGTTCCATTGCTTGCCGATATAAGCCGCTGTTTCCTTTGGCAGATTGGCCTCGAAAAAGACGCGTTGCGCCCAGGCGACCATGTTGGCATCGTTTTCCTGTCCCTCGATCGCCGGAAATTCATACTCTTCCGGTTTCTCGGGAATGCCCATAGCCTTTCTGTAAGCTGCCTTCTCCTCGTCGGTTGCCGATTCCCCTAGTTTCGGGATGGAATTAGCAAGTT